AGGTCAATCTGTTTCAACTTCTTTTCCGTGCCTTCTCTCATCAGGTTGATTTCATCCTGTTGGTTCTGACGGTGAAGAGACAAGAGTTCTTCGGCAAGTTGTTCAGAGAGTTGCTCTTGCTGTTTCAATAATTTCTCTGCTTCTTCTTGACGTCTTTTCCTTTCTTCTTCACCAATCTTTGAAGAATCTTCATTCGGGTTGAATATCAAATCATTAACATCTATGTTTTGTGCTAATTCATTTTGAGATTTATTTAGCTCGTATATTTCACGTCTAAGTTTAGCAATGCCTTCATCTATTTCTTCGACCTTACCCAAAGCTGCACCAACCTTCATTTGTTGACCTGCATACATATCGGGATTCGCCTCTCTGTCTATTTTATTTCTTAATTCAATCTGTTTGTCAAGTTTTAGTTGTGCATTTTCCCTTTTAGCATATTCTTCTGTTATTTTAGCCTCATTTTCCAATATTTTTTTAGCATTCTCTGTCATTTTATCCTGTGCAGCCCTCGCACGTGCAGATGCAATAATCGAAGAAGTAAGTCTTGCATAAGCGTCAGCTGCCTTTCCCGTTAGAATTTCTTCTTCTGAAAGATTTTTGAAGAAATCAGGATATGATTTTTGTAGCTCATCAACAGCTTTTTTTCTTTCACGAATAGGCTTTGAAGCATTTTGAGTAGCTTTATATAATAATTCCAACTTTGTTATTTCGGATTGAGCATTTTGAACTCCTTTTAATTGAACGTCATTTAGTTGTTGTTGAATATCAACAAGAGGTTTCATGACATTCTTAGCATTAAACAGCCCTGCAACCCAATCCACCACCTTATCGCCATAAAGAGTAAGCAGTGTAATACCAACCGTTAATACAGTCTGCCAGCTAAACAAAGACGATACCACTTGCTTCCATACTGGAATCGCCGACTGCCCCGACTCCTTCAATAGTTTATATTCAGTTCTCGCCCGTTTAATCTCATCTGCTAAAATTGGAATATTATTCGATATAGCAGAGAAAAAAACTTTTGGACCGTAAGCCAAAGAAGGAAGTTCGCGTCCTACTTGCTGAATAGACATACTAAGCCCATTCCACTGCTTACCATAATTACCTACATTACGTTGATGATTGCCAATAGTGGTATCAAGTTCCTTTATTTTTGTATCCGCTTGTTGAATAGACGCAAGCAATTCTTTACCAAAAGGAGAATTGCGCTCTTCTTCTGTCAATTCGCGATAAGCTATCCTCATTCTTGATAAAGACTGGGATAACCCGTTCATGGAAGTAGCGGCTACATTATCAAGTTTGGCATTATTGTTCAATGCTTGTCTCACTTCTGACAAAGCAGTTTTATGTGTCAATAATGAATTGTTTAACTGTTCAAGCCGTTTTTGTTGAGCAGAAGACAAGGAAGAATAATCACCTTGTGACTTGTTGATTTTCTTAATCTCAGCATTAATCAAACGGATAGCGTTCATTTCATCTATCATTCTCTTGACATTCTCTTCTCTTGTGCCAAGAATACCGTTTATCTCGGTTCTTAGGTCATCATAAGCCTTTGCTTGCGCCCGAACACTTTCCGTTTCAGCCGTATTTGTTTGCCTTGCAGCATCTCCATTCTGTGCCGGATCAGCCGTAGGTTTAGATACAACCTCTTGTGCTTTGACAATCTTTTCGGTTGCTTTATTGATTCGACTGACAGAAAGCATAATCTTTCCTTCCGCTGCCGCAATCTTATCCACCAATGTATCGTATTGCCCCAAAAGGGAGGTTAACTGTGATTGCAAACCTTTAGCTATATCAATATCGACCTTGATATTAATACCCATCAATGCTTTTTTGACATTTTCTATCTCGTTCTTCAGTTTGCGCAACTTCTGAACATCACTGTCTACATTTGAAATAATGCCTGCCATATCTATAATTTTTTTTCTATTTGTCTACCTGCATACAAGATACCATTAGTCATAATAACTTCAAACCCTTTACTTTCGACATAGCTTGCATAAGGCTGACCGTTAGCCAAATAAAGCCCATCCTTTGATTTTTCGGAATAAATCAGAAGATTCTCTGTATTTCTTACCGCTTCGGAATGAGAACCGTCTGATTCCACCCACATATCTACTATTTTCCCATTACGGACAACACATCCCCCATTTGCATTATTCAAGTTGCCAGTCCTATTTTCATAAGTCTTGTTAATCTTCGCATTTCGGGTGGCGTCTCTCCCTATTTGAGAAAGGGTATTATAATATCTATCGTCTACACTTTCAAGTAACTCATCTAATCCAGATGTATCTCCTCTAAACTCCATTATTTTTTCATTTGTGCTAAATTCGACAAATACAAGTTATCCAGCAATATTTCAAGTATTTGATATGCGACAACGGAATAATTGTCGTGAAATAATTGGAAATGATTGATTTTTGAGATATTTTTGCAAACGTTTAAGTTAATAAATGTACTGTCATGAAAAATACACTGCTTCTGATATTGTCAATATTTGCTTTTTCAAGTTGCAATAAGTCATATAAATATGTGGAAACGGTTAAAGAAAAGTCATTATTCAGCAACTCTTACAATGAGAAGGAGGAGGAACCTAAGACGATAAGCTCAAAGAATGATTCCCTTGCGTATTTAGAAGCATATCAAAAATTTTGCATTTCTCAAAAAGTTTATAAAGATATGACTAATCAAGGAATAGAGTTTGTTAATATTCCGATAAAATTCTCACTGTACAACTCAAACGGTGAAAAAGTAAATCCGTATATAAACCAATCAACCCTTGACAATATAAAAAATAATGTTATGTCTTTAGATGATAACATTGGAAAAACAATATCGGACATAAAAAAAGAAAAACAAAATCCTATTGATTCTATAACAGTAAAAAAAATATCCTCTTTATTTACATTTAACAAGGACGAATTTGACCCACGTGAACTAACATGGATTAAACCAAAATCTGCTCCCCAATATACCAACCAGAATGGAATATATTGCTATTTTATGAAAGATATTGATGGGGTATCAAACTTTAGACTCAGAATACAATATTATTCTGACGATTGGTTATTCATTCGCAAATATCAATTTTCTATTGACAATAAAGCTTATGAATTTATCCCCAATAATGTAGAAACTGATTCAGGTAATGGAGGATATATATGGGAATGGTGTGATGAAAATATCCATTCCAATAATGACATTGAATTAATAAAGGCACTTTCTAATGCTAAAACTGCAAAAATAAAATTTATTGGAAGGCAATATCACGATATAAAAACCATATCACAAAAACAGATTAAAGGAATAAAAGATGCCGTAAACTTATATCTCGCAATGGGAGGGAGTTTGTAAGATTCATATTAAGCGCACCCCAACCTAATGAGGTGCGCATTATTATTTAAGCAGCATCTTTACCTAAGAACTTTTCTACGAAGTAAATTTGCCCCTTACCAGTCACTTTGGTAGTAGTAGTGACCAATACAGAGCCGTCCGGCTTGGTGATGGTGGTTTTCTTCAATTCAAAAAGCCCCAATTTCATAGCTTTCTGCGTCGGCTGATTGTAGTAGTCACCCTTTTGACAAAGATAACCATTCTCGCGCATCCAGCTAAACAAACGGTTCTGACCGATATTCACCCCATTTTGTTGTAATATTTTAGCCAGTTCAGCAATTAAACAAGAGCGATGTGAAGTTGAGACAGCATCAGCAAAAAGGACTTTAGGTGCATCTTTCTGAATCTTCTGTTCGGCTTCGATACGCTTCTGTTTTTCTTCTTTTAAGTTGATTGCAAGCTGAATCAGAAAATCGGGTGAGGTCAAAGCTTTTTCAAGTGTATCGCTGGTCATGTATGCACCATGTTTGCGGATTGAGGGCAAAACTTCGCTTGTAACCCATTTGCGAAACGGTTTTGCCTTTTCGCTGTCACTGCGAATTATCACATCATATAAACCGCTTTCGGTTATAAATGTAACTTGTTGATTTCTACCTAACGAATCTATGGTGTCCATTTGGCGGACATCATCTTCTTCAAGCCTTGACCTGACATTTCTTGCGTTAGCAATGCCTATAACACCGCACACATCTGCCAAACAAAACAAAGGCTCATTACTCTCATTCATCGCGATTCTTACTTTTCCGAACTGCTCATTTTGGAAAATCTGAATATTATTCATACTTTTACACAGTTTAAAAAATTAGACCCCACCAAAGGCAAGCTCCTCACTTCTTACCAATGGCGGGGTTATATTTTTCAGCCGTGAGGATAGCTGCGTTGTTTCTGTTTGCAAACTTATTATATAATCGTGTAAGAGAGAGATTTTCACTTTACCATAACACGACAATCGTTTCATTGTCGTAAAGTTTTTGGCGGTGGTCTGATTTTTATCTGTTTCATAATCATTTAGTCAATACCTTGTCTATCAATCCACGAAGTTCTTTCAGTTCTTCTTCGGTCAATCCATACACATTACCCAATGCTGAAGGTTTTTCAATCTTTAAACCGTACTTTACCCCCCCCTGCTGTTTCTCTTTGGGTAAAATGGCGATAGCAAATCGTTTACTCATTTTCTTGTTGTTTTTGATTTATAACTATGTTTTTAATCTCTCATTTGGTAGCAATTATTGGCGGTGGTCTTGTTTTGAAGTTCATAATCGTATTTATATGCTTGGATATATTCTAAATCCCTCTACCAGTTTCCCTTCAAAATCAGAAATCAGCTTGCGTATCTGCTTGTTTTGATTATCAGCGTTTATATAGTGTCCTGCCAAATAATAACTTTCTACATAGGCATTGCTTATTTGGGCAAATATATTGCGCAATCTTTCTTGGAAAGGCAATTTGTCGCAATCATATACGCCTGCCTGTATCTCACCATAAATACCAAATCCGACTCCATTCTCTCTTCTTATTTTTGCTGCTGTTTCTTTCAACCGTTTATTGAAACAATTCAGTTCGGATTTGAATATCTTTTCAGCATACTTGGTGCAATCATTCTTGCGGAGCATTTCTTCCATTTCGTTAAAGGCGTTAATGTACGCTTCTTTGAATTGTGCAGCCACCCTGCCAGTGAACCCCATAGCCAAAAAGGTGAACCCATCACGAGTTAAATAGTACATGGGTCTTTTTTCACCTTTTTTATCGACATATTCAACGGGCGCAAAATTGCGCTGGTTAAATAACTCACTACAATCCAATGATTTAATAGCCCTTAATACATCTTTATGTGCTTTGCCAAAATACTTGGCAACCACCAATGAAGAGGTTACCGCTTGTCCATCTCTTACTTCAATCAAATCAATTTCACATGAAGAAGAATTTTCCATTTTAATAATTTCTGTTCTCATATTCGTTCCTATCTTATGTGTTTATACTATCTTTACAACTAAATTCATAATGCGCATAATCGCATTATGTGTTTATACTATTTTGAGCGCATTGCCTGTGAAGATGGTGCGCTCTTTGCTTACCACTGTTTTACCTGTTCTTTCAATTCATCATATTTGCCGTTCATCAGCATTTCAACTTCACGATGAAAGTTTATATCAGTCAAGCGAAACTCTATCAAAGCACACTTGTACGCATCACCTTTCTTATGATTGTTAATAAGGCGCATCATCTGTTTGCTATCCAAGCCGTAACCGTTTTTGCGATTAAGATTCACAGCTCTTCTTTTATCGCTTTCTCTTAGTTCTATTGTTTCCATAATCTTTATATTTTAAGTTATTTATTCATTTCTACTTTGCTCTGACTTTAATCACCACAATATTGAGAACCCATATACCCACGGCTATTTGAATTGTAGCAGTCAGACCAAGTAATCTTACTATCATTGTAAGATGTACGCTCTACCGGCTTCTGGTTGGCTAACATAGCCTTGATCTTAACTTCTCTTTCTTCTGCAAACTTGATAGCGTCTTTCGCCCAACGCCAAGCGAGTTTCAGGCATTCGCCAAAAGTTCTGCCCATTCTTGAACGGCTATTGTAGAAGCGGTGAGCGTCTTTCATTATTTGAGATAAGTTGTAGCGTTTCATATATCTATCATTTTATAACCACGATGCAAATGTAAACCGTTCACTTTAAATAATCAAACAAAATAGAAATATTTCGCTTTACATTAACTCAATTTAAGAATAGCTATCGCTTTACATATTTAAAAGTATGTATATTTGCACAAAATATAATTTAGAATAGTTATGGCTTTACGAATAAAAGAAGTTATAAAAGAGCAAGGAACAACTGTTCAAGAGCTTGCTGATAAGATGGGAATATCCAGAGTAGGATTAAGTCAACACATAAATGGCAATCCTTCAGTAGAAGTATTAGAACGAATAGCATCTGCTTTGAATGTTCAAGTTTCAGACCTTTTTGAAAAATCTTCCGATGAAGTTATAGGAGCTGTTCGCATAGGAGATAGCACCCATGTTATCAATAGTAAGGATGATATTAAGAAGTTAGCAGAGAATTTATAGAATAAACAAATTTTGTTTTTAAGACAACAATTAATAGTATATATTGTTATTTCATTATTTAATAACACTATATTTGCACAATAAACTAACCCTATAAATCAATGGCTCAATTAATAATTAAGAACATAGGACCAATAAAAGACATAGATATTACATTAAATAAAGTAAATGTAATTATAGGTCCGCAAAGTTCAGGTAAAAGCACTATTAACAAAATTGCATGCTTTTGCTCATGGGTAGAAAAGAAAGTTTCATTGGAACAATCTTTTGACTTTTTTCTTAAAGATGATAATTTCATTACTAATTTAATCGTTTTTCACAAATTAGATGGATATTTTTCCAATGATTCAAAGATTATGTACGCATCTTCTGTTGTTAAGTTTTCTTTTGAATATAGAAGTAAAGTTCCGACTTTTGAATGGATAAATCAATACAATTATATTAGAACTAAAATTTCATACATACCTGCTGAACGTAATATCGTTTCTATGATATCTGATTGGAAACAAGTCAATTTACCTAAAAACAATATTTTTAATTTTATGTCAGATTGGAATATTGCAAGAAAAGTATATACTGTTGACAATGGCTTGGATATTAAATCTTTAGATACCAAATATTACTATGATGAGAATCAAGATATTGATTTTCTAGAAACATTGGACGGAAACAAAATCCAATTAATAAATGCTTCAAGTGGGCAGCAATCTATGATTCCTTTATATACATTAGTCAACTATTTTACTAAATCTATTTATGAAGGAGATAGAAACGACAACATTGATAATAAAGAAAGAGATGCTAAATTATTAAATATAATAATATCAAAATCATTATCAGAAGTTATTGATAATAAAACAAATCTCAATAACGAAAAATGGCTACATCAATATTTAAAAACGATCTTAAAAGTCACAAAGGAGAATGAGAAAATTCATTTACCTAAGGCTGGAGAAACTTTTTTAAGTTCACTATCTGACTATTTTACTCATTTTATCCAAACAAATTATACAAGTTTATACATGGAGGAGCCAGAGTTAAACTTATTCCCTTCTACACAAAAGAATTTATTGTATTTCATAATAAGTTCAATAAAGGAGAAAGAACATAAGTTATTTCTAACAACTCACAGTCCATACATACTCTATTCATTAAATAATTGTATAATGGGTTGGCTTGTGAAGAATAATATGCCCAAAGATATTGCAAATTCTTTGGAAAGCTACAATTCATGGATTAACCCTAAACTCGTTTCTGCATGGCAAATAAAAGATGGAGAAATATTTTCCATTCAAGAGCATCATACTAATAGTATTGGGAAACATTATTTCAATGAAATAATGAACGAAACGATGGACGAATATTATACAATGCTTAATTATTTTATTCCAGAAGAAAAATGAAGAATAGATTATTGGCACAATTACCCCAACATAAAACATGCCTTTGTTCTATATACAATCCTCATCTATATATTGTAGACTGGAAAGATTATAATAAAGGAGCAGTTGAAATTTCTGGCGCTCAAAGAAATGTTATTAACGCTGTTCATATATTAAATGAGAATAATGTAAAAGTTTTTTTTGATGCATTTCCTGAAAATGCATTACCTATCACTAAAAAAAAGCGTTCCAGACAATGTGAATGTGTTGTTTTTCCAATAACTTGTGATCAAGATGAATGGATTTTATTTATTGAAACCAAATATGCAAATAGTATTCATGCTGCAAAGAATCCTGATTCAGATTATCCCTATTGTATGGTACGTCAAATAAAAGAAACGGTCTCATACTTTAGGATGAAAGGAATAATTTCAGAAAATAAAATCGTTCATGCGATTATTGCTTTTCCTAATCTTATGGAAGGATTTAATTCATGGGTATTCCCTATTAAGCATGATGGCATTGAGGAATCTATCTTAGATATCAGAATCAATGATAAAATAATCATACGAGCTACAAACCATGCTCAAATAGTAGATGATACAAACATACTTTTACTTTCATAAAGTAAAGCCGGAGAAATCCGGCTTTATCCTATTTCTTTTTCCTACGATTAGCCAATTCCTTACCACTGATTCTATTCACCTTCTGACCACCATATACTGCGCGTAATTTATCCCGTTGCATCATCAGCAGATTCCGATAAGGGATAATCTCAAACACTTCTGTATAACTCAGATGCAGCGTGTCAATCAAATGGGCTATCTGCCCGAAGAACGTTGTGTTTCCTACTGTTTCGGTCTTGCTGCCAGCATCGACACGTTCCTCATCGAGCTGACACACTGAAAAGCCGAAATATCCATCATAGAGAAACAGACTTCCAAGGCATCTTTGACTTCTTCAAAAGTGCCGTTCTCCAATTCTTTGACCAAACTATCATTCCCGCAGATAAAGCATGAAATACCTTTCAGCATATCTTCAGTAGCTTCAGGAAGCTCTTTAATAGCTTCCATGACATTATCTCCAGTCATGCCGATATTGGAAAAATGATGAATGGCACGACAGATAATTTTAATTGTAGGAAGTTTAATGGTATAAACCATCCCTCCTATCTCCACATTCATGAAATCCAGCCCTAACAAAGCATCAGAAACCGTTTTTGCTGCTTGATTCATATTCTTAAACTAAAAGGGGGAATGGTATATATCCATCCCCCGGTTATCACTCTTGTGCTTTTACCAATGTTATCTCTTTTTTAAGAGTGGTATCAACTTCAGAAGGAGTGGTTTTAATATCTCCTGACTGAGTGACGTACCCCACTTTCGACACTTCATAGTGAACGGTAGCCCCAGCATTCACCTGCTTTGACTTGACCGTTGCACCGTCCAGCTTTACGGTCGCATCGGAAGGAGTAGGTACAATGGTTACTGTAGTTCATGCCTGCAAAGCTTTAATCTGCCCTTCTTCATAGTTATACTCAGAAGAAACACCTTCGATTCCCGGTTCCTGCACCAAGCCTTTTACAGCGATTGCAATTGCCTTATCCGTATTGGCTTCACGGGAAACAATACGGCATTTTGGGAAGATGAACCAGACATCATCATCGGTCAGACAGAACAATGCTTTGTTGATAATAACTTTATCCAAAGCACGCTTCCAACCTACATCTTTAGATGTTGCCTGAATAACATCGCCACCCATGAACGCTTTCTTGGTCTTCCAGTCATATTGTCCGATAGAGAAAGCGGGCGATACTTCTCCCGGCACATCATCGTAACGGTAATTCTTTCCCGTTAATTGGTTCTTGTACCCGGTGACAGAGGCTTCCGTTTCCTCAATCTGCCACGTTTCCCCGTGTACATTCAAAACCTCATCTTTCGCTTTGATAGCGGCTTGAATCAAAGTCTTTGCGATTTCGGGGGTAATGTCTGCCGTTACCTTATCAATGTCGGCAAACAAGATTCTTTTTATTCCTACTGCTGAAATCATAATCTTATAGTTTTACATTTATTACTTCAAATAAAATTCTCACATTCACGTAATGGCATTTCAAAGCTGCATCCGCTTCCGCGCCAATTGATTCGATAGAGTAACGATAGGTTGTACCGTCATAGGTGCTTACTACATCATCAAGCAGCTTGCCAGCCTTTCTTTCAAGTTCGTTAAGCCGGATTGTGTTCGCTTCATTCTCGCTTAAATTGGGTACACATAGATTCACTTCTGCGAAAGATTTCTTCCAATACTTTCCCGGCTGTTGTTTCTTCGTGTGGATGACAATCCTTTCGGACTTCAATTCACCCGTCAACGTTTCACCATCAGGCACTATATCTATTCCGAAAGCCTTGCAGTCCCGATAGAGAATGTTTCCTATGTCGGTAGTTACTATCATTCCACAATCTCCCAATCTTCTGCAAATACATCACTGATAGACGGAACCCATGAATCAGCGCGTCCGGTATTCTCGTTGTAGATAAGACACTGGCTTGTATAGTCAATAAATCCCTTACCTTTCAGAATAAGGTCTTTTGCCGATTGGGGAAGCGATTGCATCTTAGGGATGATGTCGCTTTCGATATGAGCTGGCACTTGTTTGAATACCATCAAACCTTTACCGTTCCAACCACTTCTACGAACAGCCCCACCTTGTTTTAACACTTCGATAGCATCACCGAAACAGATAGGAGTTTCTTCCTTGACTTCTCGATATGATTCTTCAAACAGTTTTTTGGGTGACCAACTTTCATAGCCATATTCAGTACGAGTGTGATATCCTAGTTTATAAGACTCATTCTCTTCTATTTCACTTTTTACCAAGCCTTTACTGCAAGCTTCACCCAATGTCATAGGTTCTGCTTCAATCTGTTTTGTTCCAATGTACTTTTTCATTTTTCAAATTCTTCTTTTAATCGTTTCTCCGCATATAAAGCAGCACTACTCAAAACATCATACCCTTTAGATTCTACGAATGATGCGTATTCCGCTTCGTTTTTCAATGTCAAACCGTCTTTATCGACATCGTAATCATTGGACGTTCTCAAAGTGAGTGTATGGTCTTGATAATCCCCATGTTCCTCTGCGTACTTCACGGCTTCATCGCCTACATCAATCATCTTCTTTTCGACCTCCCATTCTCCTTCATCGAAAAAGGAGTCGACATCTGAGAAATCGAAATCTACATCCATAATTCCGAGTAGTTAAAGTAGTTTGTACTCTTCACTGTATAAACTTCGCCTTGACCTCTTACGCTATCACCATCCATGCAACGTACTTCATCACCAGCCTTGACAGTAATTCTCTTCTCGCATACCACATGATAATTCGGACGATACACAGAGCCGTTATCAGATGAAAACTCTTTGGTAGTGTTATCATCACAACGGCATTTGCACACCTCCTGCCAGCTTTCACCACCTGTTCCGGGAATAGGTCTGCCAAACTCATCCTTATCCATTGGGGTGATAACTTTTACCTGCAATATGTGTGGAGCGAATATCATAAGAAAGTCACTTTAGGTTTGTTACCCAGTTCGTCTTTCAAACCGTACCGCTTGCACAGAAATGAATAGTAATCCTTAATGCCTTGAATGTTCCAAGACATAGAAAAACCGCTTTCGCTGATGGAAGTGGCACGAAGCAATAGAGAGGGGATGAACTTCGCAATTGCCACCGACACCCGTGTTTGGCAATCCTCGTTCATCTCACCCCCTCCGCTTATCTTTGCGTTCAGACATATATCGAAAAGGTCAGCCTCCGACAAGTTAACGCCGAAGGTCTGAAACTTCTGTAATATATAATCGTTTACTGTCATGCGTTCATCTCACTCAAATCGAAGTTCACAATCAGGTTCGGGTTCGCAATCTGCGGAATCCATTCGGCTGTGTATTCCAGATAGCGACCATTGCCGTCCTTGTAACCTGAAATCAGCATATCGCCATCTGCCTGAGTGTAATTACGTCCCGGTACACCATCCACAGCTTCATAAGGAGTGTGGAAGCGCATATAACCGATTTTATCCTGCGGAAGCAGGGAAATACGACCATCTGCATAAATGGGGATATTCTTACCTGTTTGGTCTACCACATAATCTTCCTTGATTTCAATAGCCGGAAGTCCGATACCTGTAAAAATGGTAGAAGCCAGTTGCGAGGTGATAAGCCCGGTAGACATATACATTTCATTGCCTGTAAGCTGCATTTTGAACTTATCTCCAAATTCACTTGAACCGATAATATTCTTGATGAATGTGCCACGGCTCATAATCATCTTGGGGAATGTGCCGTAAATAGATTTCAGCTCATTCAGTTTCTGCTGCAAGTAAGTGACGAAATAGTCTTTATCCTCTGTGTCCGGCTTGATAAACTTAAACGGCAAGTCGATGTTCAATAAGTCAATTCCTCCGGCATTGTCGTCCTTGTTCTTCACGCTTGCTGCTCCAGTCATCAACAGAGAGCCTACGATAATGTCCATACGCTTGTGCGGTGCCAGCAATACCTGACGGTAATCGTCATAGATGAAGTCCACGATGTCACGCATGGCTGCTTTCTGGTCTTCCGGTTTGGCGGCATTATACTTATCTATCAAGTCCTGCAAGTCAGACAAACGGTCGATTGAGATTTGATAGCGGTCACCCAAATAGGCAATCTCACCATATCCGGAACCGATATTCCTGCGTTCACGGATAGGCTTTTCGCCATAACGGGAGTTGATGGAACCAGCCATCACGCCAGTAACCTGACCGATGTAGTCTTTAAATACACGAGTAGTAGTCCTACGGAAGCCCAAATACTGCTGCCAATAAATTGTGTCCTTTCTTGTCTTGAGGACACGCTGAATCACTGCATTTACAATGTTCGGGTCATTAAACAATGTATGAATAGTTAGCATCATATATTAGTCCTCCTTTCTTTATTTTGCCATTATACCTGCGTTTTTCAACGCTGTCAATAATCCGTTAAAGTTTTCTACCGACACCGTACCAGATGCATCATTCACTTTGGCTGCCTGCTTTACACCTCCAAGAGCAGAAGTCGTAGCTGCTGTTAAAGTATACTTGTTAGCTTGTGCTGCAACCCCATCCAATTTGGCTTTATCTTCCTTGCTCATCAATCCGTCCCGACTGGAAGAAGCCTTAGGAATTGATACAGTGTCTTTTTCTTGTTTGACATCCTGAGCATTAAACTGGAAGTGCGGCATATTCGCCTTGTCAATATCTGCGAAAGGCATTACCAGCTTGGTCGGTTCGATTTCAAACGCACGCATCAAAAGGGAAACCAATACTATGCCATCCTCTACCTGCTTCCTTTCATACAGAGCTGAATTTGCGATAACTTTGGGCGTTGTACCATCTGCGGCTGTCGCTTCGTAAAGAACTGTTCCAGCTTCTAGATTTTCTCCAAAGTCTGCCGCTAACGTCAGCTTATCAAAAGCTTTGTCAGCCTTGTCAATAGCGTTGATTGTCGCTCCATGCGCACCGTTACCCAAGTGCATACCTTTGTAAGCCAAAGAACGTTTCTTGATTTTCAATGTGGTATTGGAGCCTGTCGTAAACTTCTCATATACTTCCACACGGATAGCCACTTGGGATGTTTTCTTCACCAAGTCAGCTGCAATCGGTGTGAATGAGGGCAAGTACGAGCCGACAACGAGGTTGGTTGTGTCCAACTTATACGGACCTCTGCGTCTGCGTCCGGTTTCTACGTCGTAGCGTTCTTCCTGCTCAACTTCCGGTTCAAGATTATACTTAAATCCTGCTGCCATAAAATCACTGTTTTTGTTGTTCTACAATTTCTTTAGTGTCGTCTGCAATCATTTTCGCAAACGCCTGAGTCTCATTCTCCAGTTCTTTTTTTGCTGTATCTGGAGGAACTACACCCTTAAAGCCGTCATTCGCAAACTCCTGCTTCAAGTCCTTGAAGTATGCGTCCAAGTCCTCATCGTCCTTAATGGCGCATCGTTTGGCGTAGTTTTCGGGAAT